GGCGGCTGCGGCAACGTCGAAAGATACCCACCCTTGGGCCGAGCAATAGGCGCCATCAGCGACTGCGGCGGCACCGGCAGGGCCAGTTGCTCCATTCGGGCCGGCGCGACCTTGATCGGCTCGATGCGCGGCCCAGCGCAGCCGAAGGTCATCATAGCTGCGGGCAAGATCAGCGTTGCGGCGTTGAAGCGCATTGTCGGTGTCCTTCGATATGGCGGCGGCTTTCGTGGCCGTCGCGGCTTTCAGATCGGCTTGCAGCTTTGTCGCTGCACGCCCAGCGGCGGCAACGGCGATCTCATCGGCCTTTTTCTGCTCAGCCGCGCCGGCATTGAAGGCGATCGTATAGGCGGCGCTCACCTTACCCCGGTGCCAGGCGACCGCGCCCCACAGGGCCAGCGCGATGCCGACAAGGGCAATGAGGGGCCAGACGCGCTTGGCCAATGCGAAGCCTGCATCAATCATGCTTTCGGCCCGCCCGGAATGAGCCAGGCCATCAGCCCGGCGGCCAGCAGCGGCTCACCGACGCCAATCGCCGGGCCGGCAACCGCATATTCGGGCCAGACCAGCCCGCACGCGATCAGCGCCACGCCGACAATTATCGCGGCATAGCCATAGCGGCTGACAATCTCACAGTGTCGCGCCTTGAGATATTCGATCATGCGGCCCCCGATAGGCAAAGGTCACGCTCCTTGCGCCGGCGCCCGACGATCTCGGGCGGCCGGTTCCAAAGCATATAGGCGTTGCACCCCTCAACGATCCGCCCGGCGTTGAAGTGACGGGCGGCGGTCGATCGGCAATAGCCAGCGATTCCGATGTTATAGGCCATGCTGATCGCGCTGGCGGCGACGCGCGGCCGGTTGAAGATCCCCGGCGTGCAACGCTGCACGCCCTTGCCGAAATCTTCTTCGAGCGCCTTGTTGAGCATGGCCCGGCATTCAGCGTCGCTATAGCGCCGCATCGGCACGCGGGTTTCCCCATAGCAGACGGTGCGAACGCCAACGGTGTCGAAATAGGGATCGTTGCGCTTGCCTTCCTTGGCGGCGATGAACGGCGTGGCGACAATCAGGGCGGCGCCGAGCGCGCCGATCGCGCGTGTGCGATTGGTGGTCATAGATACCCCTCTGAGACAGATTCATCGGCTGCGGCGCTGTATTCGAGATACAGGCGCTTGATCGTCGGCCACCATCTTGCATCGACCGCCTTGATTGCCCGCTCGCGCTGCTCGTCGCGCGCCGCGACCGCTTCCTCAATAGCGGCCACCGCCTTTTGAAGCCGGGTCACGCCCACCACTTTCCGCGATCGAGCGTCACCATCTGGCGCTTGGCGTTCGGCTGCGTGATGACGAAGCTCTGAGTCCAACCGGACGGCCCGGTGTTGTATTCCTGATTCAGCTTGCCGAAGATCCCGGCCATCCACACGCCATCAAGAACCTGCGGGCTATGCCCGTGCCCGATGACCATTCGCATCGCCACCCGCACAAGGTTGCCGGGATTGCCCCGCGCGCCGTTCGGGCCTTCATCGCCGTGGGCGCCGACCTCGACGCCGCCGGCGCTCTGGCAAACCACGAAGCTGCCATTGCGCGGGACAAAGACGACATCGGCCAGCCCGCGCCCGGTCGGGTCATGGGCGGCAAGCGCGTGCCGGATAATGTCGAAATCCTCATCGCCGGCCTCGATCGCCCGATAAAGCCGGGCGCTCAGTTCGCACCAATAGCGAGCGTTTGCCGGGTCATCGGATGGACTCGTTTCCCGAAGCCAGCGCACGAGCGCGTCATTATGGTTGCTCGCCGCCACGATCGATATGCAGTCATCCCGCATGGTCTGGCGAAGAAACCGCGCCGCCTGAGCGACTTCGGCCTCCACGCTATCGGTGCCCCGCGCGTGCATCTTGACCCGGAAATGCGGATCGTTGCGGCGGTGATGATTCCGCACCTTGAAGTCGAGGAGGTCTTGAAACACCTGATGCCGAGGGCGAAGCGCCGCGATGACGCTGCCCTCAGCGTTCACTTTTTCGGTTTCCAGATCCAGGCCAAAGACCGTCTTGGCGACAACCGGATCAAGCCCGATGCGGTGAATATCGCCCCAGGTCGCGGCCTCGATGCGTTCGCCGGTATAGACGACGCCGCCGGCAACGCGGGTGGTGAGATCCTGAAAACTGCCGTCGTCGGTCGCGCCAATATGCCGAGTGAACAAGCGGCCGTCGCTGTCCGTCTCGACCAGCACCGCGCCGATCGCGTGGTGAAACTCTGCCTTCTGGCCGGCCTTCTTCTCGATGTAATTGGCGACCGTGCAAGCCCCGGTCGTCATAATGTGCGCAGCGGCCTCGCCGGGCTTGGCTGGCACGCTTTGAAGCTGCACCTTGGCGTGCGGAAACACCGCCCAGCGGCCGCGGCTGAAGGTTTCCAGGCCGGACAGCGGGCGAACCGCCGTCGGCAGAATGTTCATCTTGGCCGCCCATAGCAGCGGCCCGAGATCCACATTGTCGTGGTCTAGGTGCGGCCGGACTTCGGAAGCGAAGGCGGCAGTTCGCGTGGCGTGATCTTCGAACAGGCCCTTTTGATAGGTGAAGCCGGCAACTCGGACTTCGGCGCCGATGTGGCGCGCATAGGCGTGCAGGTTGTTCCAGAACGGCGCGTGAATCGCCGTGTCGTCTTGCGCGGCGGTCAGCAACCAGCGGCGCGGCTTGCCGGATCGAGGCAACGCCGGGACGGTTGCGGCGCTGGCTGTTGCGGCGGCTTCGGCCGGCTCCTGCCACTCCGCTTTGTCGAGGATGAAACCCCGCTTTTTCGCGTCCAGCCAGATACAATGGGCCGTGCCACGCGACAGGCCAACGGCTTGCGCCGCTCTTGTCTTTGGCATTCCGCCATTTACGAGATCGGCAAAGGCCCGAACCATCGCCTCATCGCGCGGGGGCGTGGTCACGGCTTAATTTTCGCCGCCGTTGCCAATGGCCCAGCAGATCGCAAACACGGCAATGAGCAGGCCGACGATCATCGTGCCGGCGATTTCAGGGGTCAGCATCATCGCCGCGGTCACTTGCCGCCGTTGCGGCGGTTCAGCCATCGCTGCACCGTGTCGGTTTCGTAAATCCGAAACGCCGTCCAGATAATCGTCATTAGCGCGGCGATCGATGGCAAAGCGCCCGCAATCGTGCCGACGACGACCCCGAACGAAGCGAGGTCAATCAGTTTGAACCATTCGTGATTATGGTCGTTCACGCGATCCACCTTTCGTGACAGGATTGCCGCCAAGGCTGGCAAGGGACGGTCTCGATTTTAACTTTCATGGCCCGCTTGTGCGGCGGCTTCATCGCAGCCAGCGCGACAGCGAACGCCGCGATGAACAGGAGCAAGCCCAGGCGGATCATTCGGGCAGCAATCCGGCGCGGATGCGGTCCGCCCGCGCCTGCGTCAGGATGCCAAGGCTTTGCGCCAGCGCGATTCCGGCCAGCACATCGGCGTTGCCCAGATCGACCGTCGGCGTGGCGAGCAGCAGGAAATAGGCATCGACCAGCGTTTCATTGGCCGATGCCCGCACCGCGGCGCGTTCGGCCGGCGTCCACAGCAGCAGATATTCGAGCAGCGGCAGCGGCGGCGGCGGATCGACATAACCGCGCGCGACCGGGCTCCACACCGTCAGGCCGGCGACGGCGCCGGGCGGCATCTGCAACACGCCGATGGTTTCGGTTTCGTCGGGCTCGTCGGCCAGCCTGTCGGCGATCAGCGCGCCGGTGGCCTTGTTGAATGTTGCGAACATCAGCCCGGCCCAACCTTGCTGCGGGTGCTGTCAACGCTGCCGGTGCCGCCGCTGGTCGAAACCACCGCGCGCACCTGGTAATTCAGGGCATCGGCGCCCGAATTGGTGATCGTGCCGGTCCACAGGGCATAAAGTGTCGTCGGCGCGTCGTCGGTGTCGCCAAAGCCGCCGCCGAACGCCGTCCAGCCGCCGCCGGTGCCGATGCGATATTCCAGCGGCGTTGCAAGGGTGATGCCGGTCCCGGTTGCCAGCGTATAGAACACTTCGGCGGCAAAGCTGCGCGAACCGCCGGCCGCAATCGGCACTTCAAGAATGGGCGATGCCCCCACCGCGGTGATGGTGCGCGGAACAATCGGAAACACCGCCGTCGCCAGCGCCGCATCCGCCGTCGCCAGCGCCGCATCCGCCGTCGCCTGCGCCGTGCCGATATCGGCGATCACCGTCGCCGCCGGCGTGCCCGCCACCGCGACCACATCGGCGGCGGTGTTCTGTGCCGTCACATCGGCCGCCGCCTCAGTGACCGCGATGCGCAGCCCGCTGGCCGCGTAGAAGCTGACAAGCTGGTCGCTGGCGCTGATCCGCCCCGAAAATGCCACCGCGCCAACCGGCGGCGTCAGCACGAATTCATTGAGCGTCCAAAGCCCGTCGACCGTCGGGCGGATCGAGGTTGCCGTGAACGCTGGGCTTGCGTCGCTACCATCGGCGCGCTGCCAATAGATTTCGAGGTCGAAGCGCCCGGTGGTGCCGGTCCCGCGCAGCGACCAGACCCTGACGAACAGCCGCCCTGTTGCTGGCAACGGGCGGGACAGCCCCAAGTTGAATTGCGCCGTCGTCTCGAAAAAAAACGGCTGAAAGACGAACAAACCCGGCGCTGGCGAGCCAGCAACGCCAGCTTGCCGCGCTACGCCGGCCGATAGCACCCACCCCGCCGCATCGATCTGCAACCCGGCGTTGCTCACCAGATTGTCGGCGGCGGTGGCATTGTCCTCGGGCTTTGTATTGCCAACCAGATTGGCAAAATCCGTGCGGTTGGAAAGCAGGCTCCAAAAGCTGTTGCTTGCCGTCGGAAGAGTCGGCGGCGTGTTGCCGGCGGTGGCGGTCGGATTGATGTAGAGCCACCGCGCGCCCTGATGCACGACGATGTTGCCCTCACGATAAGACGTGCCGGCGTCATAGTCGCCGCGTTCGATGATTTCGGCATTGAAGGCGATTTCGTTGGCCGCGTGAGTCCGCCAGCACCGATCGCCGCCCATTTCGATCCGGGCATACGGCGGGCTGACGGGTTCCTCAGCGCATTCCTTGACCGGGGGCAACTGGCGGCCCTGCACATCAAGCGTCGTCGCCGGCGTGCCGATGGCGCCGAACCGGCAAGCGAACAATTCCCCGGCCCAACTCACGCCCGACATGGCGTTGCACGGCCGAACCAGGCGCTCGATCAGGTCGTTCAGCTTCACCTGCTCGGTCAAATACAGGTTGATGTTGCCGCCGTCGGGCAGGGTCGCCGCCCATGTGTCGAGCGCCGCGATCGATGCCGCATTGATGTTGCCCGACGCCACGCCGGCATTGCTGCACAGGCGCGATATGATCGCCCCGGTGCGGCGCAAATAGACGCCCCCAGGCCGATCGCCTTCGACATCGGCGGTAATGATGCCGAACGCCGGTGCGCCAAGCCGGATGAGGCCAGATGCAAGGCAGGTTCCCCAGCGGCCGGCCGGGATACTGGCGGCGACAAGGGCCGCATAGGTGGCAAAGTCGCCGACGCTGGCGCCGAAGCTCGCCGCCCGCTCATAAAGCGCGGTGACGCCGTTGATCGGGCCATAAGCGCTAACCTGATAGACGCCATTGACAGCATCGATCAGCACCGGCTCCACGCCGCGCGCCCGGCCGAAACACCACGGCTTGACCTTGTTCTTGAGATCCGCAGGGCCTTCAATGCCGCCAGTGCCCGCATAGGTCTGCGTGAGCGCCGATACATCGAACGGAGTCGCGTCAACCACGCAATCGAGTTGCAGCGTTTCGTCAGCGTTCCCGAAGCGATCGACCACGCCCTTGAACAGCACCGGCCAAGGCCATGCGGTGCCGGGTTCGGCGGCATAGATCGTCACCGGCGCCCGCGCATAGCGATAGCCGGCGGCGTTCGCATCGAGCCGCTTGAGAGCGAACATAGAGACTTGGAACGAAGCGCCGCCGGTGCCGATCTGGCCGGTAAAATCGCCATCGAAAAACTGATGCGACATCGCGGCCTTGCGTTTGATTGCCGGCCACCAGCGCTGCCCGTTGAGCGCCACGATCCGCTTGTCCATCGCCGAAGCGAGGCGCATCGTCACGCGGCTCCCGGTGCCGACATTGAGCGGCGCGATTTCGACCAGCATTTCCATGGTCAGAAATTGCCTTGGCCATAAGCATAGCCGACCGCGTTCATGCCGCCGCCCGCGTCACTGTTGGCGGCGATCCGGGCGAGCAATTCGTTCGTGATCTGCGATTGGCCAAGAAGCGTCTGTTGCAAAGAGGCGAGGCCGTTGGTGATCGGAGTCGTCGCCGCCGGGCTGGTGAAGTTGAGCGCGTCGGCGATGCTGGTCACGTTCGACTGGCCGGCAATCGCCGTCCGGGTGAGTCCGGTGATCTGGTCGAGGCGGCTGAAATACTGCTCCGTGCTGCCGAACAGTTCGCGCTCGACCTCGCGCAAGTTTTCCGCCGCGGTGCGATAGGCGTTCACGTCCACGCTGCGGCCGGCGGCGATGTCGGCGGCGAAGGGGTTGAAGGCGTCCAACGCAGCGGCGCGACGATCGCGCAGCGACAGGCCCGACGAGGCCGACGTAGTGAGGTCTGTCAGGTAGGAGCGGAGCGATTCCAGCGTCGCATTGCCGGCCGTCTTGAGCGCGTCGGCGCGTTCGAGGTCGTAGAGTTGCTGCAGCTTCGCATAGTCGTCGGCGCTCGCCCCGGCTTCCTTGAACACATTGGCGAGATCCATGAAGCGCTTGTTGAGTTCATCGACCGCCGCGCCGGTAGGGTCGGTGCGACGGCGAAGATCCAGGAACACCGACTCAAACTTGTTGGCCTTGGCCAACTGGCGCTCGATGTCGTCGCTGGCCAGAAGCAGGTTCTTCGTGCCCTGACGAAGCCCGGTGATGATGTTCTTGTCGATGGCGTTGCGCAGCGCCGCGCCGATCGCGCCGGTGGCGGTGTCGAACTCCTGCACCGCGCCGCCGCCGTCGCCGAAACTGCCCTTGAAGCCGAACCGGCCGCCATAGACGCCGATTTCGCCCAGCGACGCGCCGCCCTGCACGGTCGCGCCGAGGCCGCTTGTGATGCTGCCGATGGTCGAAGCCAGCGAGTCCGCAAGCTGCGTGGCCTTGTCGAGATTGGCGGCCTGGTCCTTGCCACGGCTCCGACTCCGGCCGGCGTCCACATCGCCAAAGGCGTTGCTGGTGACTTCGCGGAAAGCGCGATCGGTAACGCCGCCGAACAGCGAGCCGACAAGCCCGCCGAGCACGTTCCCCGCAAGCGCGCCGATAGCCGCACCGAGCGGGCCGCCAATGGCCGAACCGATGGCGCCGCCGGCGGCGCCGCCGATGTCGCGCCCCGCACCCGCGCCGCTGCTGCTGCCGCCGGCCTTGATACCGAGCCGCTTGGTCAGGTTGTTCGCATCTTGGCCTGCGGCAATGCCTTCAAGCACGTTGCCAAGCGCCGAGCCGGCGGACTCAAGACTGCCCTTGCCGCCCGACGTTGAGCCGGTGCCGAAAACCTTATCGAGCTTGCGACCGAACTCAGCGCCGACTTCATTATAGCGCGTGGCGGTGTTGCTCTGGCCGAACAGGTCGCGGCTGCGTGAGCGCGCTGTGACGGTCTGCAAGCCGCCGTCATTGATGGCCGATGCAAGTTGCCGGTTGGTCCGCACATTGTCGTTGGCGACCTTGGCGAACACCGCCACCGCGGAACCGGCGACGCCGAGGCCCAGGCTCGCAGGGATATTGTCGTTCGCGCCGCGCCCGAGCGGGTTCGACTGGATGGCCTTGACCGACTCCTCGATCGCCGCGCCGAAAAGGGACGAGCCGCCGGCGGTGCCGCCGCGAAGCGTGGCCTCCATATTGACGATTGCCGCGCGAAGGTCATCGAGCGAGCCGGTGTTGGCCTGCACAGCGCCGGTCATGCGGTCGCGGGCGTCCTGCTCCGCATTGCCAAACAGCTTCAGCGAGATTTCGTCGGCCCGCGCATTGCGGAAGGCGTTGGTGAGGCCGCGGGCGATGTTGGCGAAGTCGAAGGGGTTGGCGATGAAGTCGCGCACGGCGCGCTGCACGTCGCCATAGGCGCGCGCCTGGATCTCGATGAGGTCGTTGCGGCGCTCGATCTCGCGGTTGCGCGTGCGCTCGCCGGTGACGATGCGGCCAAGAAGGTCAAGGTCGATCTGCGAAGCGTCGAGGCCGGCGCGCAGCAAGTCATAGGCGCGCTGCAAAACTTCGGCATCGGCTTCGCGCCCGGCAAGGATAAGGCCCTGCACATCGGCCGTCTGCCGTGCCAGCGTCAATGCCTCGCGCAACGGCACAAGCTGCGCCTCGTTGATCCGGGCAATGCCGGCCGCTGCATCGAGCTTCGGGTCTTTCTGCGCCAATTCCAGCAACCGGCGCCGGTCGTCGTCGGCCTGATTGCGCGGGTCGATCCGGCGCTCGTAGCGTTCAAGAATCCGGTTGTATTCGTTGGTCTGATTTAGAATGTCGCGCAGGTCTTTTTTTTCAGCGGCGCGAGCTTCCCGTTCGGCCTTCGCGGCGGCGGCCTTGGCGTCCTTTGCCGCTTTGATGCCGTCGATTTCGGTCTGATAGGTCGTCTCGATCTGGCGGCGCTGCTCGGTATAGGCGGCCTGGTCGGCGGCCGATGCCTTGCCGATCTTGGGGAACTTCGCTTCAAGATCTGCGATGGCCTTGCGATACCGCTCAGCCGCCGTCTCCACGCCCTTTGCTTCGGCGTCCAGTTGCGCCTTGGTCTTGGCGGCGGTGGCCGTGGCAGATTGCACGCCCCGAAGCGGAAATGCGCTATTCAGGATGCTTTCTGTCGCTTCGCCGACCTTGATCCGCTGAGCGATCACGGCTGCGGACGTAATCTTGACCTTATCAGCGGCAGCGTCCAGGCCCTTTGCGAAGCGCGTATAGGCAGCCGGGAAGCGCTTTTCGAGCACGTCCAATTGACGTTCGATTTCAACTGCGCTCGCGCCCCGAAGAACGCTCGTTCCAACGTCGCGGAAAGCCTGACCGCCACCGAACTGCCCGGCGAGGCCAAGAGCGTTGGCGAGCGCGCTGCGCGCTTGAAAATCGCTCTCAGCGGCTTGCGCCGTAGCGTCCTGCGCCTCACGGCGGCCGCGCTGGCTCTTGAGGTCGATATTCTTGGCCAGCGCGTCATTCTGTGCCAGCGTCGCGCCGGTCAATTCGCGCACCTTGGCCGCAAGATCGACTTCGGCAACGCCCATCAACTTTGCCGCCTTTTCGGCTTCAGACTGGCGGGTGGCGAAGGCAAAGGCCGCGCCGGCGGCGGCGGTGAGCGCAATCCCCCACGGGCCGCCGAGAAGGCCGACAAGGCCGGTGAGGCCAGCGCGCAGCGAAACTATCGAAACGCCCGCGACAGCCGCGGACCCGCCGAACGCGCGAAGTGCCACAGTAGCAATGGCCAATTCGGTCGCCGCCTTGCCCGCCGCCAAGCCCGTTGCGATCAGCGGGCCAAGAAACCGGCCGGCAATCGCCACGCCCGCCACCGTCGCCACGCCACCAATGAGCCGGAAGTTGTCGGCGAGGAACTGAATCCCGCCTGCGATCTTGCCAAGGCCGCCCGTCGTTTCTTCGGCCGAGATCACCAGCGCGGTCAGCGAAGTCCGCATCTGCGTCACGGCTTGCTGAATCGTCACCGGCATCCGGCTGAAGCGGTCGTTGACTTCGGTTTCCATGGCGGCGATCGCCGGAAGCAGAATGTCGCGGGTGAGCTTGCCCTCACTCCCGAGCTTCTTCAGTGCGCCGCGCGTGCCATCGAAGCCGGGGATTGCATTGATCTTGACCAAGCCGCGGGCAATGGTGTCGAGCACCTGCGAAGCGTTTTCGCCGAGGCTCTTGAACTCATCGCCGCTCAGGCCGGTTGCCGATCCGACCGCCTGGCTAAATTGCTGCATCGCGGCCGTCGCTTCTTGCGTGCCGGCGCCGGAAAGCTGAATCGACTTGTTGATGGTCGAGATCGTGGTGAAAAGCTGCTGCTGCGAAACGCCCAGCCCGGCGGTCGCGCTCGAAAGGCGGACATAGAACTGAATCGTCTCGCCGAGATCCGAACGGGTGTCGCGCGCCGTCGCAAGCGAAATGGCCTGTGCCCGTGCAAACTCCTGCTGCGATTTCGTCGCCGCGACCAGCTTGGCCTGATACTGCTGAATCCCCGATGCGGCGGCGATGCCCGCACCAGCGCCGGCAAGCAGGCCGATGCTGGCGGCGATGCCCTTGGACGTGAACTGGAAAAGCTGAGCGGCGCCATTGAGGCGCGAGGCCACGCCGCCAAGCGGCCCCTGAAACACGGCAAGCCCGGCCGCCGCCGCGCGAAGCTGGCGATCCACATTGCCGGCCGCCGCCGCCGTCTTGTTGAGCGACGCCTGGCCGCGCGTGCCCGCCCGTTCCGCGCCGCGCTCGAAAGCCGCAAATGCGCCGCCGACTCCATCATCGAAGCGGGCAGACAGAGTCATGAAAAGGGACGGATCGCCGGCCATTATCGTTCGTCCTCCTTTCTATTTCTTGAAGCTGCTGCTGTAGCCAACGCGCGTAGTGCCGAAGCTCAGCGATGAACCTGTCCAGGCCGCCACCGGGCGACCGTTCCACTTTGCCGCCACCTTGCCGCGAAGGTTGGCGCGAATGCGGCCCGGCATCTTGCCGAACTCCTGCCGCCACGCCGCCTTGGGATCGAAGCGCTGCGAGCGCCGTGTGACGCGAATGAGCACGAAAGCAACGATGAAGCCGACAGCCTTCTTGCCCGCACGCGCCTTGCCGCTCTTGGGGAGTCGCCGCGCCTGGCCGAAACCGCGCGCTGCGTTCACCTGCACGTCTCGAACGATCAGCAATGCCTCATTCGGGTTTTTGCCGGGAATGAACTCCAATTCTCCAATCTTGCGATCGAGGCCGCGCTTGTCGTAGAGCGCCGGCGTCATCCGGTAGGAACCCTTGCGCGCTCCCTTTCGGCCGCCGCCCTTGATGCCCGGCACCCGCTTAGCAAGCTCGTCGGTCGCAATCGCCAGCCAGCGGCCCCGGCGCGGCGTGATGGTGACATTGCCGTTCGAATAGGCGGCAATCGCGCCGTCGGTGCGCTCGGAATTGCCCCGAGCAAACACGGTGGCACCCGCGCGCCAGCGCCGGGTCGTCGTCGGGTCCGGCACGCGCCGCTTTTTCAGGTCGCTCGATTGGCCAATAGCGTTGGCGAGGTTCCCGAGCTTGCCGCGCCGCATGTCGTCGCGGATCTTCGTTTGTGCCGCCTTCGCGGTCTGGTCGGCCGCAAGCGCCGCCGCCGCTCCAAACTGCTTCAGCGACGCCCGCCGGATGGCTTCGATATTGGCCCGAAGCGGCGGCTTGATCGTGAACTTCATCATCGATCGCTCCGATACCGGGCGAACTCGCGGGCGATCACGCGGAACGCCTGCACGAGCTTGTTGGGCTGGTCGATGAGCGCGCCGCCGTCCGGCCATTCCCGAATGTTGCCGTCGCCTCCCAGGCAGTCGTGATAGAGGGTGATGAGGCTGCGGTCTGACTGTGTGACTCGACGCGCCGGGTTGTGGTCAAAAACGAAAGTCCCTACTGGCCAGCCACCGTCGGGGACTTCTTCATCTTCGAACCATTCGGGATGGCAGGAGACGGCGACGGCGACTGCGATTTTCCCTCCTCATCCTTCGACAGATTGAGAAGGTCGAGCGCGTGGTTGCAAAGCTCGATGAAGGACAGGCCCGCCGACACGCCTTCGACATTCGCGGCGATGCCGGCATCTTCGATCTTGCGCAGCGCGCCCTGCACTTCGTCAATATCTTCAAGCGCAACAACGCCCTCAGAACGACGAAAAGGCTGGGGGAGGCCGCTCCAACCGACAAGCAGCATACCGATCGCCAGCTTTGGCGCGTCGGCCATGAAGCGGGTGTTGTCGGCCATCATTGTGCGGAGGGCGCGGTCATTGCGCGCGAGGCGGTCGAGCAAGCCCTGTGCGGCTGCGACCTCATCGGGATCGGCTTCGATGTCCTGATCCACTTTCGCCCACAATTCGCGGAACTGTGCGGCGGCGGCTTCGGCCGCTTCTTCGTCAAAGGCTTCACGGAGCGCGGTCACATAGGCGCCGCGAAGCGCGTCCTTGTCGTGGAGCATCAGCCCCTCGACAATCAGGGCGCGCTCAAAGGCCCGGCCATCGCGCTTTGTCGATGGCCGGAACCGAAAGACCGGCGGACTTTCAAGGTTGGCAAGAGAGGCCGGGGTGAAAGACGCGATTTCGTCTTTCGTCACGGGGATGGGAGGCACGGGGGATTGCCTTTCATGTTGGAGATTACTGGAACAGGATCGAAAGGCTGATGTCTTTGGCCGATCCGTCAACGAACATTTCGCCGGTGGTGTTGACGAACTGGCCCGAAGCGTCCGGCGAGCGGTAATTGAACCGCGCGTCCGTCACGATGATGCCAAAGGCGTTGCCCGCCGCGCTGCCCCAAACGGCCTGCACCGGATGAACTCCGCCGGCGTTGGCAAGCGCGTTTGGATCAAAGGTCGCAAGCGCGACCTGGCTCAGCGTCAGGCTCACCGTGCGCTGCGTGCCCGTCAACTGCGCCGGGCCGTTGCCGCTGACCTGGTTCGGGTCCGGCTCAAACGCGGTCTGCGCATTGAGATCGATCGAGAAGCTGCTGCCCGGCAGGCGGGTGCTCGCAACCCACAACTTGCCGTCGCGGAACGGCGGAACGGCGAGTCCCGGCGTGATCGTCGGGCAAGCCTGATCGGCTTCGGCTTGAAGGTTGCCGGTCAAGGTGAACTCGATCGAAGGCAACTCCTGACTTTCGCGGCTTGCGGTCGGCAGGTTGATTCGGAAGCTCGAAATCGCCATGCCGTTGCCGTCAAAGCGCTTACCGCCGTGCCAGACCGAAACCGAAAGCGACGGCGGAGTCGCCGCCGAAAGCTGATAAGCAAGCTGCTTCGGGATCTGGTAATTGCTGGTGTTGAGCGCCGATGCGGCGACTTCAGCGAGCGTCGCCACCTTGCCGGCTGTATAGCTGCGGATCATGGTGTAGCGCTTCATGCCCGAGCCGAGGCCGGCGAGCAGCAGCATCAGGCCCTTGTAGAGATCGGCGGTGCCAACGGCGGTGGTGCCGAGCGTCGCAGCGGTCGTGGTGCCGGCGGCAAGCGCTTCAACCAAAGTCGGAATAGCGGCCGCAATGCGGTTTTCGGCAAAGCCGGCGGCCTGCAGGATGCGACCAGGAGTCCAAGCATCGGCGCTCGGAACGGTCGTGCCGCCGATGCCGCGCAAGAACATCGTGCCACTGACTTCGAACGTCGAGCCGAGAACCTGCGGGCCGGGGCGATGCAGGGTGCCGGTGTATTCGTTGAGATCCTGCGTCAAGCCGCCGATCGTCACACGAACATTGCTCATCTGAATCGTGTCGGTGGTCGTGTTCGGCGCAACGAAGGTGCCGGGGGTAACTTCTTTGACAACCGCAAAGGCGGTTTGATTGCTCAGGTCTGCCATGGCGGCTATCTCCTTCGGGGTTGGTCAGGTGAAAAGGCCAGACTGGCCTTGGATGGTTTCGAAATCCCACGGCGGGGTGAACCAGGTTGCTTGCAGCGCCAGCGTGATCGCCCCGATGTCGGCCGCGTTGGCCTCCGAGCCGCTTTGGCTGATGATGCTCAGGTCTTGCAGCCGGCCGCCAAGAAACGTGTCGGTGCCGAGCTTGGCGACAATCTTGGCCACGCGGTCGGCCTGCTGGTCGGCGATGCTCGGGCCGCCGTCGATCGCCTTGGCGTAAATCTCAAGGTCGATCTGCGCGGTGTGCAGCATCGTGGCGTTGCCTTCGAAAAGGTCAAAGGCCGGATCGCCCATGTTGATGACGGTCGCGGGCGCTTCATCTTCGGTCAGCGCATCGCCGCGTGGCCGGTCGATGATGATAGACTCACCGGGAATCGTTTCGAGAAGGGCGGCGAGCGCGTCCCGCACCATCGTAATACTGGCGGTCATGTCGGCACCTTGACAATGGCCAGATTCCACAGCCGGCCGCAGCGCGAGTGCAGCGGCGCGGTGGCCATCTTGTAAGTGCGGCCGGTGCGCGGCAGGAAAATGCGGTCGCCGTCCTTGTCGAACGTCGGAAGGTCGATCTTGCGGATCTGCACCGCGGCTTCGGCGGTGATGGCGGCCGTAAAGCCAAAATCAATCAGATCGGGCGTGTGATCGACCCAGGCATTGAACGACAATGCCGTTCCGCCAGCGGGCGTGTAGGTAATCGGGTCGCCGATCGTCGCCACCGTCAAGGCGTCAAGATTGTCAAAAACGTCCGTCATGCAACCGGCGCGTCGAGCGGAGTTGCGGCGATCTTGCCGCGCTTGCCCTTGGACGGCGCTTTGATGACGGCCGGATTGGCAATGTCGGCCGCAATGTCGCCGTCAGGCGGATTGAGCGGTTCGCCATCGTCGCCGAGCGCGGGCGCGGCAATGGAGTCGACCAGCGCTTGCATCACATCGACCGCTTCGGCCTTGCCGCTCTCGATCAGCGACAGCGCGAAATCGTCGGGCAGGTCGTGGGTTTCGCCGCCATTGGCAACGAACATTCCGGTCGGGCCGGACAGCACCAGCGTAAAGGGGAAAAACACTTTCATCGGGGGATGACCTCACGAAAGAAAGCCCGCCGACCCCGAAGGGCCAGCGGGCGATCAGGCTTACAGGGTGCCGCGGAGCAGGGTTTCCGGGCGGGTGCAGAAGAACAGCGGGTAGCTGTAGATCTCCACATCGACAAAGAAATTGCGATCGCGGTCGGGAACGACCATCGAATACAATTCCAGCCCCAGCGTGCCGACCGCATCGAGCGATTCACCCGGCGAATATGCGACCTGGAACAAGCCGCGCAGCCCCCGCAGAAAGAAGCGCGCCTTGCTCGCTGCAACGGCAACAGTCGAGTTGTCGTCGGTGCCGCGATAGTTGATGAAGGTCACGCCGCCGAAAGTGAACTCCCCGAAGGCGGTCGGCGCGCGAAGCTCAGCAGCGGCCAGCCAGTTGAGGTAGGTTTCCTTCACTTCGGGGTGGCCGACCAGCCAGTCGAAGAACGAGTCGCCGACCAGCGCCATCACCTGCAGGCCGGGCTGCTCGCCAACCATCGCCGCGCGAAGCATCGGACGGACGATGTTCTGGTTCAGGAAAGCGCGCATACCGCCAGCGGCGGTGACAGCGGCATTCGAGAAGGTGATTTCGGCCGGTTGCGAAATGCCCCATTCGGTGAACCAGTTGTAGATCACCGAGCCGTCGGCATCGAGCGTGATCCCGTTGAGCGCGCTCAGTCGGTGACGTTCAAAGGTCAACTGCAGATCGGCCAGAAGATCCTTCTGCTTTTCGGCGATGTTTTCCTGGACGGTCTGCATCTGGTCCGACGTGCCGAACCGGCGGCGGTTGAGGACTTCCGAAGCCTTCAACTGGTCGCCCTTGGCAAGACGCGACGTGCGGAAATCGCGGATCGTCGGGCGAACGGCCGACTGCGTGGCCAGCGGGGCACCGCGCTGCGAAGTCTGGATGACCGACAGGCGGCCATCCTTGCGCTCGACGGCAACGGTCAGGGTGTCCACCGGCTGCGGAGTGAAAAGGCCCATGCTGCCGAGCATCATCGGCTGATAGGGCATACGGTTGACCGCTTCGGTCATGGCAACGAAGCTGAATGCGTCGTTGTTGAAAATGTCGAGGGTGGGCATTGCTTCTTTCTCCTGGAATGACGCACCGCCGACCCCCGAAACGCGAAAGGGCCGGCCCTTTCGGAACCGGCCCTTTCGGGTCGAGGCGCGCGCTGCGCGGGGTCTGGTGGCTTAGGTGCGGACGGTGATGCCGTTCGAGTTGGCGTTCAGCAGCGCAATCCCGGCGGTGCGCTGACCGGCGTTCAGCGACGACAGCCATTGCAGCTTCTGGCTGTTGACCTCGATCGCGCGGACAAAGGCGACAGCCGGAGCGGTGACGCCTACGCCGGTCGTGACCGGGTAGAACAGGATGCCGCGCGGCACGGCGCGGCCGTCGGTCGCTGCCGGGTCGAACGTGCCCCACTGATGCGATACCGCCGTGACGGTGAAGGTGAACAAGTCACCCGACACGAAATCGGTTGAGCCATCAGCGATCGTGAACACGATCTGGTTGGCGAACTCGGTGCCGACGACACCGCGACCAACGATGATGCCGTCCGGGCCTTCGACAACAAAGGTGCCAAGGTTGGCGGCCGGCTCGATGAACACCGCGCGATAGACGCCGGCCTGCACGGTGGCCTGCCACGGCGTCGCGTTGAGAGTGACGGTGCCGTTGCCGGTGTTGCCAGCGCCCGCAACCGCGGCGCCGACGGTGGCGGCGGTTGCCGTGCGGCCGATGACGTGGTTGGCGAGCAAGGTCTGGCTGGCCATGACGGTGATCGCGTCCTGCGAACGGGTGCCGCTGGCGCGGCTGATGATTGCCTCGCCCGGCTTGGGCGCTTCGGTAAGAATGGGCATGTCTGATTTCTCCTTTTCGATTGAGGGCGGCGGCCCTTACTGGCGGACGGAGCCGAACACCTTGGCGATGGCTTTATCCCACCCATGGTTTCCGGCGCGCGAATCCGTTTCGGCCGCCGCGCCATCGGCCGTAACTGCGGGGTTGGGTGTGTCAGCCATCCGGGCGGACAGGCCGCCGGTGACGTTTTCCTTGGGGAAGCCGGCCAGTTTGCCGATTATCGCGTCCGCGCTCATTTCGGTGCTGTCCAGCAGCGCAACCGCCTGTGCGGTGCGGCCCTTGGCGTCATCGTGGCCGAGCACAGCAGCCCAGCGCGGACGCGA